CTTTCTGCCGTAATAGTATAGACTCAAGAGGTGGGCAGCTTAAAATATTATATGAAGCGATAGACCCACACTTGAGCTATATAAATAAATTATGATCATATACTTTTTCGCAATTCTATTAGCTTTCATAATAATAAATACTATCCTAACTATAGTAAATATAGTAAAGACACATAAGGTTACTACCTTATTATATACAATCGATCTAATAGACGTAAAGAAAGTCAGAAAGAAAAGAAAGAGAAAGGAAAAAGCAAACTTCGTAGATATAAGCAATTTCTATAATACAACCTCCTAAGGAGCACTTCCTAGATCCTTAAGGGATACTTCTCTTATAAACAAGAGAGATTAACAGGAGAAAATATGAAATACAAAAAAGGACAGTCAGGCAATTTAAAGGGTAGGCCAAAGGGATCAAAGAATAATCTCACCTCGGATTTAAAGACGATTATAACAAACGTTTTTGATAAGATAGGTGGAGAGGATGCTTTAATGAAATGGGCGAAGAGTAATAAAACCACGTTCTATGTAAAGATCTATTCTAAATTGATTCCGCGTAATATTGAGTTGGGTAATACCGACGGAAAACCTTTTGAATTAATCGTAGGACAGAAAGTAGTTAACAAGGAAAAGAAGTGATCTCGGAATTAACACTTAGGTACAACGGAATAGAAAAGCTAATCAGCTTTTCCAAAGACGGAAAGGATAACCTTCCTCAAATTGATTACATCAATGCGGTCTTTGAATTAACTGAAAAAGGAAAGTTGATACTAAAGAATACGTATAAAGAGTTCGCTTACTTCGGCGCTTATAGATGCTCCAAATCATTTTCACAACAGTTAGCTGTATTCTTAATATGTTTATTGTATCCAGGTACTCGCGCGGTCTATATTAGAAATAGTTATGATCAGCTTAAAGATTCGGTTATTAAACAATTCAATGATGCATTCGGTGAGTTAAACTCTTATGAGTATGCAAAGAGTAATAGAACTATAACATTTAAGAATGGCAGTACATTGATATTTCGTTCTTTCGAAACTGATAAGGGAATACTATCCAGCGAATACGATGTAGTTTGTGTTTGTCAAGCCGAAGATATAACTTATGACATGTTCTTACAGCTACTAGGAAGGGCCTCAGGCCGCGTATTAGGCCCTAAAGGTATTCTACTAGTAGAAGGTAACCCTTCAGCTGGCTGGGTCAAGACGCGCTATAAGGATGCTACCATTCGTAAGCTAGAAGAGGACGCGATCTTGTTCATTGAAGGACAGACATCGGACAATCCGTTTGTTACTAAAGAGTATTGTGATTCCCTTGTAAAGAATTACCCGAAGTTTTGGCTTGACCGGTTTTTTTATGGTAAGTGGAGTTCCTTAGAAGAGATGGTGTTTTCAGAGTTTAAGGATGATATGATAATAGATCCTGTAGACCCTTTGAATATCCCGGCGAGTTATAAGAAGAGGAATGGATTGGACTATGGGTGGACTAATAAATCCGCGATTTATAGAAGCTATATTGATTATGAAGGAAACATAACGTTATACGATGAGTTCTATGAGAATAAGACATTACCAGAGGATCTCGCTAAATGGACAAACAAGTACGGTGTTGTATCAACTGTAGCTGATCATGCTTGTAAGGGATTAAAGATGCCGACAAAAGACGACGAGAACAAAACAGTTTGGACCGAGATGGAAAGATTCGGCGCGAAATTAATCCCGTGTAATAAGAATCAAATGGGTAATATAGTACTTGTGAACACGCTAATGAAGCAGGGCCGATTTAAGATCACAAAGAATTGTGTGAACGGTATTCGTGAAATAAAAAACTGGAAGTGGAAAAAGGCTAAGCTAGGTAGTACGAAGAACGATTCGGAAAAACCAGTAGATAAAGAGGACCATTTAAATGACGCAATGCTTTATCTCATCGCTGACCTATTTGGGAAACATGCTACAGACCCAGTAGAGACGGCGTTCAAGCGATCACTTGCTTTTAAAACACAACAGAAGCCTAAGATTGATCTGGCTAGTTTAAGCTAAAGGAGTTAATATGCATATTAATTTATTAAGATACGGCATAAAATTAGTAATACCAAGTGAACAGACTATACTTGATCTGTCTAAGGTTGACGTTAGTAAAAAGATATTCGAAATAGACATAATATTACCAGGATTGAAACATACGGTCAAATTTGATACGTTTGCTCTTTTAGATGAATTTATCGGAATTTTTACCGCATCACTTGAAAATATCGCAAAGTAGGAAACACTTTAACAAAAAGGAGAACTACATGGCTGTTAAGAAAGTAACAAAGCAGGTTGTTAAGAAGAATGTTGATGATAATCTTGCTAAGATAGTTGAGTTAAAAGCAGAAGTGGATAAGTTGGTTAGTCTTTGGCACACTATGAGTATGAGTGTTGATAATAGAGCGGGCTTATTGGCTAGGGTAGAGAACAACACAGAATCTTTAGCGCAAAATAATGCTCAGATAGTAAAGTTGCGCGCAGAAGTAAAGGTATTGAATATACCTATTGAAGAGAAGGTTAAAGAACAGGTAGAGAAAAGGATAGGAGAAGGTAAGGATGCAATGAAAGAGGCTATCGATGTTGTTTAATACAACCTATTCCATTTGGAAGAGGCTAAGAAGAACACTAAAAGAAAAGCGCTTATATCGTTATGGTACTTGCGGCCTAAGTGTGTTCGACGATCGTTCTCTACTAGAGAAAGTATTAGATTATGTAGATGGTATATTCTTTAACATAGATCAGAAGAGACGTTATCGTCATTCACGTTTGAGTGAATTTTTCAAACCTGTATTCGATTGGAGCACAGGTAAATGGATGCGGAATCTTAGCGACATACGTGCTATGGAGAAGACCGGAAAGGTGTATTGTAATATAAGAGAGTGGGAAGAATTAGCTGCTAAGAAGAAGAAATACAGAGAAGATGATAGCGCTAAACATATAGCTAAAAGACTAAACCGTGTTATGGAAGACATCAATAACGGTAGAAGGTTTACCGAGGAATCTAAGAATAATAGGCGCGCTATATGTGAAAGAGAAGGCATCGCAAAGCTGCCCGATTATACAGGAGACCCTAGAAGATGATACAAACAAATGTTAGCCGAAAGGAACAAATCAAAGCTTATCGTGAAACCCATAAGGAAGAAGCGAAAGCTTATCGATTAGAGAATGCTGATAAACTCAAAGCTTATTATAAGCTCTACGAACAAACTCATGCTAAACAAATTAGCGAAAGAAAAAAAGCTTATCGATTAGAGAATGCTGATAAACTCAAAGCTGATAAGAAAGCTTATCGTGAAACCCATAAGGAAGAAATCAAAGCTTATAAGAAGCTCTACGAACAAACTCATGCTAAACAAATTAGCGAAAGAAAAAAAGCTTATAATAAAGTAAATGCGGATAAGGTTAGAATTGTAAAGAAAGCTTATCGATTAGAGAATGCTGATAAACTCAAAGCTGATATGAAAGAATATAATATAATATTAAGAAACAAAGTAATTGAATTATACACCAACAGAACTAATCGTTGTATACATTGTGGAGATTTCGTCCAAGAGTTGCATCATACGAATCCAGCTGACGGAAAGAGAGAAAAAGAAATGTTTGGTTCAGTGAGTAGTCCTTCTGCTAGATTATATCAGATAAAGATGTATGAAACTAATAAGAACTATATTTCACCCCTCTGCATTCGTGACCATAAAAAAGAACACGTAAGGTTGAGAAAAGAAAAGAAGTTATTGAATTAATGGAGAATATAAAATGAGTTTACTTGAAAAAGCCGCAAACCTTTTAAATAGAAATCGTAACGGTAGTCAAGATCTTTGGCAATTGCTTAAAGATCTATATGTAAAGAGTTCTAATAAGAACTCTTATGTAAGAACGTGTTTTGATTATTGGGAAGGTAAGTTAAAGAATACACTTAAGAGTAATGTATACTTTAGTGATCAAGAGAGTTCGAATGATAATATCATAGAGGGTATTGTCGAAACTAAGATTAGCAATTTATTAGACGCCCAGTTCACTATTTCGGTAGTCCCTAACATTGGTTCATTCTACGATATTAATATGATCAAGAATGCTCAAGATGTCGCTGATATACTTAACGACGAGATAATTAATATCTTTACAAGTAACCATCAGGACCAGTTGGACGAACAGATCGCTCGTAATGGTGAAGTATGCGGATTTGGTGTAAGCCGCGTTGATTGGGATGATACTGAAAGGGTTGAAGGTAATGTAAAGATAACTAATATAGCGCCGGAAAAGTGTGTATGGAGCAAAGACAGTGATCTAACTAAGAGTACAGTGTTTGCTTACGAAGAAGTGTTATCCGTATACGAGGCTAAGAAAAGATATGCAATGAATGAAGACGGATCGTTTGATGAGAAGAAATGCGAGCTTATAGATAGGATATCAGAGGTTACAATAGGTGATAAGGATCGCGCGCAAGGAAATGCTGTAATAAATTATATAAATGAATCTAATGATACATCAGGTATAGCTTTTACCGGCGGTGGGGGAGCCGCGGGTATACAGGCTGGACGTGTTGTAAGGCTTATCACTATGTTTTTAATAGATACGTCTTGTTATGCGCCCGAAGAAAGCGATAGCCAGGAAGTAGCAGATGTCAAGACCGAATCTATAAGGGCCTTCCCTAATGGTAGAAAGGTTACGTTCTCTTTAAATTCCGCGGCAAAAATAATATTGGAAGATATAGCTTCACCAGAGAGCTTTAAGAGCTTAGGTAATATAGATGTATACAACCCTATTACATATAAGGATCTATCCGGAAAGTCACCGTTGTCCGATATATTCCCTATACAGGATAGGATCAATGGGTTATATACGAAATATCGCGAAAAGATCACCTGGGATTTCGATACAGTTATTGTGGACGAGGATTTCGGTATGGAGGACTCGTCTTTAATTCGCGGACCAGTTACCAGGGTAAAAGATTATAATACAAACTCTAGGCAGATAAGTGAAGTAATGACTAATCAAGGTGTGGAGAAGGGCGTAATGATATTAGACGCTATAGATAGATTAAAGAAAGCAGCTTATGAAAAAGCCAAGATGAATGAGACAATGCTTTTTGGTAGCAGACAAACAGGTACAACTTCGGGGGACCAGGTTGAGCGGCTTCAGGAATCCCCCCTTGTTAATATACGAAGACAGCAAAAGAACTTTAAAGATTGGAAGATATCTGTAGCTGAGAAATGTTTACGTTTTATAGTATCGAATTATAATCAGCAAAGGCTTATCAAATTATCCGCAGGTATTGATGGCGCAGACATTGCCAGGATCGATACAAATACAGACACAGGACAGAAGAGTATAACGTTATTGAAAGAGGTTAATGGCGCTATATCAACAATTAAGTCTATACCGTTTAATGATAAATGGGAATTCGCAGTAGAAGCTACAGCGGGTATGGCGATTCCGCGGAGTAGAAAAGAACTCGCGCAACTAACTGACAAGATCGTGACTTCGCCAATCATGCAACAGGAGAATATAGATCTTATTGATATGTATTTACAAGCTCAAGACTATCCTTTAAGAAGAAGCTTAGTTAAAATGCTAAGAGATTTAGCTAAAAAGAAAGCTGATACAGTTCCGCCAGCGTTATCGTTCATTGATCTTATTCATAACAAAGACTGGGGCAAAGCGGCCGCCGATATATTTAAATCAATAGAAGGCTTTCCACTAGCACAAGGACAATTACTGAAAGGTCTAGGTCTCGATCCTACGACCGGAACTATAGCGTCGTTACCTGCTTCAGCGGTAACAGCTAAAACATCCGCGACAGAGATAGCTTCAATAACACCAACACAGATATCAGAAAAACCGAATGAAGTAGCCTTTGGTTATGAGCAAGCAGATAAAATTGAAAGGGGGCAGAGAGGAGAGAAGTAAAAATAAATAAGGGGGAGAAATTAACATGGACGTTAAGGTACTTTTGGAACAGATTTTAGAATTAGCACAGTCAAATGACACACAGGCACTCGAGGCAATAACAACGCTTGTTAGTGAAGCATTGAATGCGATCGCAGAATCTGAAGGTGCAGGTGAAGGTGCCCAGGACGAAGGATCGTTCGAGGACAAGCTTAAAGCAGAAATGGTAGCACAAGAAGAAGCCGCAGCAGCAGCAGCAGCGGCAGAAGCGGAATAACTCTAACAAGGGGGAGAAAAGATGGTAGATATTAATTTAAAAGTCACAAATGCAAGATTTGTAGATCCAGCAGAATTCGGTTTGGACTATCCTAATCTTACACCACAACAGTTATATGAAAGTAACAGAGCGCTTAATCAGCATTTGTTACTTTCGGATAAGCCTAAAAAGCTTACTAAAGCTCAAGTGGCAGCAGTTGTTAAGACGCTAAAATCGTAAATAAAAGAAATAAGTTTTTTCTTTAACAAAAAGGAGACTTAAATGGTAGATGAAAATAAAGCAGCGGCAGGAAACGCAGGAGAAGAAGAAGCAGGTACCGGTGGTAATGGAGCTGGAGAAAGTGGCGCCAAGGAAGGCCAACAGTCTTCTGGAAATGGTGATCAACAACCAGCATTCGATTATGATTGGTACAAGAAGGATGCAAGATGGGGTGATGGAAAGCTTTGGAAAGAAGATAAGGACATTTCTAAAGCCTATTTTGATGCCGACAAGATTCTAGAGACCAAGTATAAACCCGCTTATAAGGAATATACTGATTTAAAGGTTAAGCTACAAGAAAACGGTATCACGATGGAAAATCTTCAGGATTACGTTAAAGAGTTTCAGGATTTAAAAGACCCTGAAAACAATAACAATCAGATAGTAGCTTTTCTCAATCAACTTGCTGATGACGACATATCCAAACAAGAACTGGATATGGCATTCTCAGATTTACAAGAGAAGAAAATGCAACGTAGATACGCGGGATTAGATAAGTCTCAAAGAGAAGCGGCAATTATTAGAGACAGAGAAATAACTGAGCTTAAAAATTGGAAAGAGACCATGCAACAGACCGCGTTAGATGAACAAGCCAGCGTTACAGTGAGAGAATCATTGAAAGCTATTGGTGAGATAAGTAAACTGAAGGGTTTTGAATTCACTTCAGAATTGAAGAATGAGTTTTTAGATCATTGTATTAATAATAATATCCCGACGACCTATATGGCCCAGGAATTTAGAAAAAAATACGATGAAGCACTAGATTCGGCTTTTGAGAATAAAATAAAAGCCGGAGTTTTAACATCGCAGCAAAGTACCAAGACTAAAACATTAAATACTAAGATTACTAAGCCTAAGGTTACTGGAACTAAGGAAAACCTTGAAGAGAAGCTTAAATCTTTATTTAATCCGAAAAAATAATAAAAACAGAGGTAAATAAACATGACAATTCAAAGCTCAGAAATGGCAGCAGGAGTAACAGCACTTATTTTGGATAAATGAACCACTTGTCCAAGTAAAACCTTGCTAATTCGGGGAAACTCTGACCAAGTAATGTTGAAGACAATCCCGAGCCAAACCCAGAAATGGGAAGTGTGTAGAGACTATAGACAGGGTGCCTTTATGAGAGGTAATGAGATAGTCCGACCTTAGCAGAAATGTTAAGAATTAAGCAGAAATGACTTAATCGTTTAAGAGGAAACAATGATAATTTACAAAGCACTGAAACTAAAAAGCTTTTATCTAAATTAGCACTTAAACGTAACAAACAATCGTATTGATAAATCAATATGAAGATGGAGTGGAACGACGGGCTCTCAAGAAGTACACCTCTTTGGGATACAGTAGTTAAAGGGGAAGGTAGAGAGAAATTTACAGGTGGACTTAATTTACAGGTCCCTATTAAGTTGATAACCAATTCAACACAGGGATTTATAGCAGGAACGGGTGGAAATGTAGGTATTACACCTAGTGCGCAGAATCAATACTTGACACTTAATCATAAGTTCTTTTATTGGAGCACTAATTTTACCTTGTTTGATGAAACAGTTGCTAATGGTTCAGACGACAAGGTCAAGATTCTTGCAAAGAAAATTCAAGGTTCATTGAATGATGCGAATAGAGCTATGGCTCAATCGACTTATCTCGGAACTTTCGATGAAGCTGGTGGAACACAGAGTTCAAACCCGTTAGCTTTTGACGGTCTTGAAGATGTTTGTGTTGCTTCAGGTTCTACTTACGCGGGATTGCTTGATACGGATTATGATGCAGACGCTTATTTGCCTTATATTTCTACAGGCACGACACCTACTTATGCCGTTGTAGCTGATATGATCAACGCTGTAAGAGGACGTGTACAGCAGTCGCAGTTTAACCCTGAAAGGGTTTTGGGACTTATGAATGCAGGTGTGTTCTCAAAATTCCAATCAAACGTACAGAGTGCTCAGATGTTCCTTGATACTAAGGATATGTACTCTACGGGTTTCCAAGCATTCCGTGTTAATGGTGTCGAGTTTTATTTAGATAGCTTTTGCCCGGGAACTGGTACAGTTGCAAGTTCAGATAATTATATCTATGTTGTACCTATGGACGTTTTCAAATTCCATTACAAATTCGGTTTCGACGTTCAGTCTCCGTTTGATGTAAGCGATTTGAGAATACCTGATCAACCTATTCTTTCTACGCAGAAGTTTGTTGCGGGAAATTGGGTCTGTTCAGATAGACGCCTCATCGGTGTAAACAAGACAATCACAATATAATATAACTTATACTCTCCTCGCTACGGCGGGGAGATGTATATTAGCGGGGTAATAAAAAATGGGAAATACAATTGTTAGAAAATACGCACTAGGGTCATTGTCTGACTTAAAATCTACTTCAACTTCACAACACGATGCTTATAAACTTGGCGATACAGTAGAGGTTTTCGATTATGATGATGAAATAATTACAACGTATATGTATGTTAACGCGGGAAATGCTTTAACACAATACGGTGCTTATCTAATTAACCATATAGGTGTAGCGGGAACAGAGGTTCAAGCAATTTCTATTCCTAACGCTGCACTTACTGTGTATAGTTTAATTTGCGTTCCGCAAGTTGCTTTCGCAAGTGGTGAATATGGATGGGTAGCTATTAAAGGCGCATGTAGTGTATTGTCTACGGGTAATACAACTGTAGATCATTTTGGAGCAGCTGTTAAGAATATTAACACAGTAACAGATGAAGCTTCATTAACGGTCAATAGTGTTTTAACGTACAAAGCTACACAGTCAGAAGGCGCTGCAACAGTTGCTGCTTACTTAATAGGTAACAAAGTAACAATCGCTGCGTAAAACTAGTAGCGATAATAAACGGAGGAATAAAAGATGAGTGAATTAATAAGAAAGTATGCGATAGGGTCATTTTCTGATCTTGCTACACCTACTGAAGACCAAAGTGACGTTTATAAACTTGGCGATGTAGTAGAGATCGTAGATAGCTCGAACAAGGTTACTACACAATATATGTATGTAAAATCACATGATACATTAATTGTTAAGAATGCGTATGTTATACAGTACAGTGGAACGGCCGGAGAAGAAGTACTAACGGCAGATATTGCACCCTTAGCTGTCTATCAGTTGATTGGTGTACCTCAGGTAGCTTTCACATCAGGATATTATGGATGGGTTGCTATTAAAGGTGACGCGGATACAGTACTTAGTGAATGCGCTTCTATTTCGGATTATGTTTTGGTAGCTAGTGCTGAATCTGAATTAAAATCTGAGAGCACAATATCTACAGCTTCCATAGGTGTAGTGAAAGAGACAATCGCAGCAAGCGGTGTTTGTAACACTTATCTTATGGGTAACAAAGTAATAATCGCTTAATACCTTTTGTAAAGAATAGAATATAATCCCTACGGTCATTTGGCCGTAGGGTTACAAGGAGGTAAAACGTGTTATTATCAGCAGCTTATAAGAGGGTGGTTTTTAAGATAGGCTCTTTGGACGATACAAGTGCCAGAGCTATCAATCCACAGGTAAGCAATCAGACGATCCTTAGTGAACTTAATGATCAATTAACGATGTACGCTAATATTACTAAAGGTATTAGGGATATGTACTCGTTTAGTTTAGCTCCAAATGTTTCATTTATAGAAGCGCCGCCCTTGGCCTTAAGGTCTAAGGGTTATTTGTTTGTCTATATAATAACCAATGGGGTCATTCGTCCTATGGATTTTAGAGGAATAAGAGATGTATATTCCACATTTACTACCACGACTAGCGGTATAACGGGGTGGATAATGCCATGGAATGCTGGACATAAGCAATATTTATCCGGTTTTCCTAATAATAGTACAAGTATATTAACGACTACATTGACGGCTGATATAACAGCTGATGTAACTACAATTCCTGTAGTGTCAACGGCCGGACAGATCAGTCATTTAGGACGTTTAACCATAGGTGATGAAAAGCTAATGTATGAATACAAAGATGCTACTAATTTTTATGGCTGCACAAGAGGGATAGAACAAACAACAGCAGCTGTTGCCAGTAGCGGTGATACGGTTACGCAGAACAATGTTATCATACAATATGCAAGACTTCCAGTATCTGTTGAACTAGATGATAGTTATGATAATGTAATACCGGATAGTTTATTGGATCTTGAATTAGATCCGTGTAATGAACATATGGAAGGTATTATAAAAAGTACTGTGTATAATTTATTACTTAAGATAGACATTGATAGGGCCGCAGCATATAAAACAGACGCTGTTTTATTATATGGAATTTACAGTAAAGATATTGAGAAAGGTTATGCTAAAAACAAACAAACAGTTAATATAAGAGATGCTAATTCTTTTGGAACCAGTATGTTGTATTAATAGAGGGAAAAAATGCCACAAGAAATAATTAACGAAACAGCTGCATTTAAAGGAATTAAGAATGACGAGGATGTGAAACAAGTCCCGTTTGATTACTTCTATGGTATAGTTAATTTCAATTACCTTGAGAACGGTGTACTAGGTATTGAGAAAATACTTATGCCTGAACAAATAAGCAGTATACCAAGTAGCGGTTTAGCAGCTAGCGGACAAATAGATGGATTATTTGAGTATAAATTCTTAGATGCTGATAACGAACTTGCTACTGAAGTAATAGCTATATGTGAAGGTGTTATGTATAAGGATTCTCTATCCGATGAACCTGAAATACTAAAAGAAGGCCTTGAAACCGGGGTGTGTATGTTTTCTGTGTTCAATGATAAGCTCTTCATAGCAAATGGTAAAAACTATGTTAATATTTATCATGGTGATCTCGGTGTAGTTACAGAAATGGGAGCGCCCGCTGCTGTAGTTACGGCAGTTGAGGGAGATGTAGATGTAGGTGATCATTATTATGCTATGACTTGCGTGACAGATAGCGGTGAAGAAATACTGGGTTCGGTATCTAATACGATTACAGTGAGTACTACAGCAAAAGAAGTTACACTTCATTTACCTTTAGGTTATGTAGGTACGAATACGCGAAAACTTTATAGAACAGTTGCTGACGGAAGTACCTTAAAACTGTTAGATACTGTAGCGGATAATACAACATTAACTTATACCGACGACATAGCTGACTCTTCTTTAACTGATGAGTTAGATGATGTTAATAATGAATTACCTAAACCTTACGCTTTATCTATTGCTCTACAAAGTATATACGGTGCGGTAGTTGATAAATACCCTACACAATTATTTAAGACTGGTGAGAATAATACCATATTTGATTTGGCGAGTTATATAGATGTAGCAAATTATTCTAACGATAATACACCGGTTCGTGGTATTGGTGTAGATTTCGGTAAGATAATCGTAGGAACAGAAAGGAATATATACACAGTTGAACCGAGCGATACATTAGCCGGAACAACTACGGTTAAACCTACCCGAGCTAATGTAGGGATGAAAGATCCTCATTCTGTAGTGTCTATTCCTAATATAGGGGACTTCCCTGGTGGTCTTATATTTGTAAGTTCTTTGAATGATGTTAGGATTATGAGTGGTATGTCAGGTCTTGCCGTAACCAATGCTATTGATAATATAACAACGGATAATTGGGCGCAAAATATTGCTGGTACGTTAAATACAGATTTAGGCGCTTATACCAATTTACGCAGTTGTTTCTTTGAATATAAGTATCATCTTGTTGTAGATAATGTCAAATATGTATTCGATATAAGAACGAAGGGATGGACCTATCACGATATAGAAACAACGAATTATCGTTCAAGTCCGAGATATTTAGCTATCATTAATAAAAAATTATATAACGGTCAGTCTACCGGTAACATCGAATTAGAATACCAGGGCACTACATATCGTGGTGAAGAAGTAAAAGCGTATATTCAAAGTCCCGATATATTCGTCGATGACAAATACAAGTTTATTGATACAATTAAGTTCTGGTTTAAAAGAAGTAATTCGGAAGTACACATTAATGTTATAACTGATAGCAATGATTACTTTCCTATAACGGGAACATTTACGTTCGCTTTAGGTGGTTTTGATTCCGATTATTTCGATGAAGATGATTGGGAAACTGGTAGTTCTGATATGGATTATCGTGTTTTGAATATTAAAAGACCGTGTAGATGGTTTAGTTACAGATTAACTTGTAATACCGGTTTTATTAGTTTGCAGAATGTGAAGGTTACGGCGCAGATTATGAAAACCAAGAGAACTAGTCCCGCATAGCGTGACACGACTTCGTCGGGTCCCGCATAGCGTGACACGACTTCGTCGGGTCCCGGGTAATAATAAAGGATTATTATGATAAAGTTAGTAGATTTTGATAAAAAGTTCACCGCAGCCGCGAATAAATGGCACAATGATCCGCAGATCGCTAAAGCTATAGGAGTAACTAAAGACAATCCTATAAATATAAACGATTGGTTCAATGATCCTTCGATGTATCCCTTAGGGATACTGTTAAACGATAAACCTGTTGGATATGTATTGATAAAAGTAGTTGACGTAGAAAAAGGGATTGGCGAATTACATATTACAATAGGCGAAGATGAAGGCAGGGGAATCGCCGCTTATAACGCTTATAAGAAAATGATAATATACGCATTCGATATACTTAAGTTAGAGATACTTTGTACTTATTGTTTTG